ACGTTGGTGTATATAGTCGTAAATCATCCTACATGTTTTTAGAAATTCGCGGAAAGTTAGAAATTGAAATTCTGTTGAATTAAATCTTGTATTATTAACCAATTTATTCAAATGGGGTAAAGAATTGATAGAGAAAGCCAATTCACTGTCCAAAATATCCGAAATACATTGGCTTGTAGAACCGCTAATAAGCATAATACCACGGTCAGTTGCAAATAGTACAGCATTATCAATCTGGGTTATACTATCGGAATTAATACACACATCA